AAACTTTTAAAACTTTCTATCGCTTCTGGTGAAGATTTGGCTAGCACATCAGATATTCTTACAGATAATTTAACAGCATTTGGACTAGAATTGAAAGATGCCGATCACTTTATGGATGTTATGGCAGCAACTGCTAATAACACAAATACAAGCATTGCACAACTAGGAGAAGCATATAAATATGTAGCATCTACTTCAAGAAACTTTGAAAGTATGGAAGAGGTAAATATTTTACTAGGAGTTTTAGCTGATAGTGGGCTTAAAGGTTCTATTGCTGGAAGAAATTTAGCAGCTATTTATACAAGACTTTCAAAAGCTACTCCTGATATGGAAAAAGCTATGAAAAAGGTAGGATTAACTCTTTATGATAATAATGGAAAATTTAAAGGACTTAGAAAAATTATAGAAGAGGTAAAACCTATCTTAGCAAGAATGACAGAAGAACAAAGAAACTACTGGATATCAACAATAGCAGGTTCAGAAGGAATGAAAATTTTTGCCAACTTGCTTGGAGCTTCAAAAGAAGAATTAGAGAAAGCAGAAAATGCCATAAAAAATGCTAATGGGGCAACCGATAAAATGGCTGAAGAAATGGGAAGTACTACAAAAAATAAAATAGCTCAATTTAGAAGTGCAGTAGACGACTTAAAAATATCTATTGGAGAGGGCTTAGCACCAACAGCAACTGACTTTATTAATAAATTTACAGATAAAATGGCAGAGTTAAACTCAAAAGGTACTTTTAATACTGAAAATGTAGAGGCTTATTTTAATAGAATATTTGCTCTTACAGCAGAGGCTATAAAAGGTTTTGCAGCATTAAAAGTAGCAGCTATGGCAGAAAATATTTTTCCTGGTGCTGGTAAATATATTGCAGGTGGATATTTAGCATATAAGGCTGGTAAAGCAGTTGGAAATTGGGCAGGAGAAAAAATAGGAAGAACTAAAAATAAATGGGAACTAAGAAAAGAATATCAAGATAAGGGTTACACTTGGGATGAGGCTAATGCACAAGCAGAAAAAGATATAGAAACAATGGATTTGAGGAACAGTAAAACGGAAGATGATTCAAAAATTGAGTATATAAAACAAAGAATGTTAAAAGAAAAACTTAGAGATAATAAAGATTCTGGAAAAGGAATAGAGCAACTTATCAAAGAAACAGAAGAAGATTTTAGAGAAAGAAGAAGAATTGCTAAATTAAGTCCAGAAGAATTAGCAAAAGAACAAACAATACAAAAAAATAAAACTGTTGATTCTTTAAATAAACCTATTTTACCTAGTAAACCTTTACCAGAAAGGCAAAAAACAGACCTAGAAAAAGTCAGTGATAAGTTAGGACTTAAAGCTCCTATATCTCCATTATCATCTACTTTCTCTCCTCAAGTAAATGTGAATATGGGGGGAGTTGTAATAAAAAATGAAACAGATATAGAGAAAACAGCAGAAATGTCTAAACAAAAAATAATTGCAGAGTTGAAAAACTATGTACAAATAACAAAATAAGGAGATGATGCTATGAGACCAACATTTATCCTGGTTAAAGATAGTACTAATACTCCTTTTTTCTTTGTAGTACCACCTTTGGATTTAAGGATAGAGAGTGAGCAGGATTTGCAAGTTATAAGAATAATTGATTTAGGAGAGAAAACATTAATTGGAAATAGAAAAGCTGAAAAGATTAGTTTTTCAACATTTTTTCCAAGTATGAAATCTCCTTTTTTTAGTTATATTCTTTCTACTACTCCTAGTAACTGTATAGAAACTTTAAAAAAGTTAAAGAATGATAAGGAAAAATTAACTTTAATTATTCCAGAGTTTAATATTTTCTTTAAATGCTATATCCAAACTTTATATTTTGCAATAACTGAAAGAACCGGAGATATAGATGTGGAGATAACTCTTGTAGAGATAGAAAAAAACAAAAATTTAACAGATGTAGCAAGAGGACTATTAGAGAGGTAAATATATGGAAAAAGTAAAGATTTATGTAAATGGAAAAGAATATAAGAATATATTTACTAGGGTTATTTGGAGTGGAGCAATTCACGGAACTGCAAGGAAATTAGAAGTTGAATATCTAGGAGATATCATAACCGATATTGGAGATGAAATTGTATTTTCTTATGAAGAAGAAAAATTATTTTATGGTAAAGTTTTCCAACACTCAAGAAAGGGTGAAACTGAATTAAAAAGTTTTTATGCATATGACAATTCTATCTATCTGAATAAGAATAACTTTGTTAAGAATTTTTTTAAGAAAAAACCATCTGAAATATTAAAGGAAATTTGTGGAGAACTTAATTTAAAAGTAGGTAAAATTCCACAAGACGAGGTTACTTGTACTTATCCAGCGATTGATAGAAGTGGATACGAAATTATATTGAATGCATACACTATTCAACACAGAAAAAACAAAAAGATTTATTCTATTGTAAGCAATGAACAAGCAATAGATATAGTTGAACAAGGTACTTACACAGATGTTCTTTTGACAAGTGCAGACAACATTTCTACTTCTTCATACGAAGAAAGTATAGAAAATATGATAAATCAAATTGTTATCTATAAAGTAGAAAAAGAAAAACAGCAAATACTTAACAAGGTAGAAAATGCAGAAGATAAGAAGAAATTTGGATTATTCCAACAAGTTATGGAATATGAAAAAGATGTAGATAATATAGCAAATGCTAAGGATATGCTAAAGAGTGTAGAGAAAAGTGCAAGGATATATTGTTTAGGAAATATCTTAATTCAAGCAGGCTATAACATTGGAATAGAAGAGCCACACACTGGGCTAATTGGTAGTTTTTTAGTTAAATCTGATATGCATATTTTTGAGGGAGAGACTCATTTCTGTAACATTGAGTTAGCTTTTGAAAATGTTATGGATAAAGTACAGTTTGAAAATAAAGAAAAGGCTAAGAAAAACAAAAAGAAAAAAGGTAAAAAAGCTAAGAAGAAAGACAAAATAGATGAGTTATTTCCAGAAGGGTGGGATAAAAAATGAGTGATTTAGGATTAATAATAGGTGATATGATAGGTCAAGCTACAAAAGGAACATCTATCATAAAAGCTTCTGTAGTTACTCCACCACCAAACTTAACTATTGAATTTGATGGGCAAGTTATACCATCTGAACAAATTTACTGCAGTAATTACTTATTGCCTCACTATCATAGAGATTATACAATAGTTGGAATTATAGATGAAATTAAAATAGATGTATCTAAATATGATTACGATAACGATACTTCAGATACTATGGGACATAAGATACCAAAATTAACTGGGAAAGGAAAATATGAGGGTAGTGGCACTTACAAATCTCACAAAGATATTTGGTTTGAAGATACTCTCCAAAAAGGTGATGAGGTATTAGTGCTTGTCATGGGAGTGCATTATGTTGTTGTTACAAAAATAGTAAAAATGCCAAGTGGAGCAATTAAGGGGGTGTGATGTGGAAAACGATTTTAATATTTTTCTTAAAAAAGCAGAAACAGAAGTTGAAGAAATGCCTGTTTTTAAGGAATACGCAATAGACTTTAAAACTGGTGAATATATCAAAGAAGGTAATGATATAAAAGTTTTAGAGAAAAATGAAGCTTTAAAAGTATGGATATTTAAAGCGTTAAAAACTGAAAGATTTAGATATACTGATGTTCATAGTGATAACTATGGAAGTGAGTTAGAAACTAATATTGGTACTATTTATCAAAAATCTGTAAAAGATGCATTAATGATAAATCAAATAAGAGATACATTATTGGTAAATCCATATATCCTAGAATGCTATAATTTTGACATTTCTAATGAAGATGAATATGTTCCACAGATAACCTTTAATGTTAAGACTGTGTATGGGGAGCTAGAAATGGAGGTGTAATGTGAAAGATAGAATAGAATTAAGAAATAATTTCCTGGATAATCTTAAAAACCCACTTTCAAAAATGGAAGGTACTTTCAATTTTGATATTGCTGCGACATTTGGAATTACCGCAGAAGAAGTTTACAAAGAGTTAGAATTTTGGGAAAAGCAAACTTTTATTGATACTGCAACAGAAGATGAATATGTTGACAAACATGCATTAATGTTTGGAGTAAAAAGAAGATTAGGAACTAAAGCAAAAGGTACCGTAAAAGTAACTGGAAGAGCAAACTCTGTTATAGAAGAAAATACAATATTTTTAAACAGAGATGGGATAAAGTACAAATCTTTAAGAAAAGAATATTTAAGTCCATCTGGAATTGCAGAAATAGAAATAGAATGCTTATCAGAAGGAAAAATAGGTAATGCTGCAATAGGAGAAATTACAACTTTTGAAATTCAAAATAGTAATATTTACAGTGTTATAAATGAAAAAGAGATTATAAATGGTTATGATAAAGAACCTAATTCTGTATTGGTTGCAAGAGCTAAGGAAAAAGCAACAAAACCAGCTCACAGCGGAAATGTTTATGACTATGAACAGTGGGCTAAACAAGTTGATGGAGTTGGAAAGGTATTAGTAAAACCTCTTTGGAATGGAAATGGAACCGTTAAAGTTCTAGTTGCTAATTATAATAATGACATTGCAGACTTAAGTCTAATTCAAAAAGTAAGAGAAAGAATACAGAGAGATGATGGTAGACCTGTTGGAGCTGATGTTACAGTGGATAGTTTTACTGCTAAAAATATAAATGTGAGTATACAAGTTATATTAAAAACAGGCTTTTCCATATCCGATGTAAAAGAAAAAATCGAATCTCTTTTGAAAGCTGTTATAAAAACTGGAAGTGCTACCTTTGAAAAAGCTAATAAATCTATATTATCAATCAATCGTTTAGAGAAAGCTATTTTAGAAATAGAGGGAATAAATGATAACTTTGTAAAAGTAAACAATTCTAATTCTAATTTAGAAATAGCAGAAGACGAGATATTGATAGTTGGGACAGTGGTTATAAATGAGTGATAGATTAATAAAAAAAGTATCTAAAATAGCTAGAAACAGCTTGCAGAAAGATTTAATTAGAACACTGGATTTGATATGTCAGTTTGTTAAAAATGATATACAAAAATACAAGGAGTTATTATTCATAGCTTTTTTTAACGAACAGCAAGTGGCAAATTATGAAAGATTTATGGAGTTAGACCATAAAAATGGTTGGAGCTTACAAGATAGAAAAGATAGAATTATCTATACTTTACTATCTAAAAATATCCTTACTCCACATGTTTTGAAAGAACAAGCTAAAATATTCACAAATGGAGAAATTGAAGTTATTGAAAATTACAATGATTATTCTTTCATAATTAAGTTTACTTCTATTGTTGGGATACCCTCTAATTTGGATAACTTTAAAAACTTTATTCATATTAATAAACCTGCACATCTAAATTTTAGTATTGAGTTTAGATATAACACACATAATCAAGTAGCTTACTTATTACATAATTCTTTAAAAGTAAAAAGCCATAAAGAAATTTATGACACTAGATTATATGAAGATAGTGCAGTAATAGGAAAGTACCACAAACATATAGAACTTAGTAACTTTAAAAATGATGAGTTAAAAGCAAAAACTCATCAATCCATTTATGATGAAAGGAGATAGAAATGGCTAAATATACAGAATATTTAAGATTAGTAAAACCAGAAGGAAATGAGTATTACAATGTGGAACAGTTCAATCAGAATGCAGAATTAATTGATAAGGAAACCAAAAAATTAAGTGAAGGTTTAGCAAAAGTACAAGAAGGAGCAACAAGAAAAAAAGCAGGTATAGTGCAATTTGGAACAGAAGAAGGCAAGGCACTTGAAGGAATGATGTTAGCAAGACTTGCAGGATGTGTAGGGTATGGTGGAGATATACAAGAACCAGGAGTTAAAGATATTAACTATATCTATTATGACAGAAACACTAGAAAAATGTACAAGTGTTTAAATCAAAATAGTGATGTTTCTGCAAATGTTGCTAATTTTATCCCGTTAGATAATAACTCACTTTTAGATAGATTGGAAAATTTATTTAGAGTTGAAAATAAAGATGCAACAAGTAGAGTCACAAATTGTAAAAATGCAACCCTTAGAAAGATGAAAATAGATAGACTTTGCATTATGCAATTTACTATATCTTCAGAAGTTGGTGCAAACATAAATAATAAGTGTTCAATATATTTTGATGAACCTTTTAAAGACATTCCGTTTGTATCTATAACTGACAACAATGCAGGAGCAAGTGGAGCAACTTCTCCTTCCGTTGATTGGGGTACAACTACACAAATTACAGTATCTAATTTTGAAGGAGCATTTACATTAATGGCCATTGGATATATTTAAATCCTAGCTAGAGTTTAAATTAAACTATTCCTATGATACAGACATTAACAGTTTGGTTACCATTACAGTAAAAACGTAATGACTTATTTCTAATAATATAATTATCATCATCATGAATTGATTGAGAGCTATTTTCCTGTTGTCCATAAGTAATATAAGGAGTTAATGATATAGAAATTATATTCTTAAAACTTGTTTTTAATGTTGCTGTTCTGATACCTGTACCACCTGGAATAGAAATATTTTCAATAACTACATTTCCAATTTTAAGAATACTGTTATTCCCTTCTGTTTTAGAACTGATTAAATTTTCCAATCTATACACATTTTAAATATCCGTCTGTGATGGAACAGATAACCTAAAATACTAAATTTTTGAAAGGAGAAATTGATATGAAAACAATAAATTTTTATAAAAAAGATAAGTTAATCTTTTCTGTTTATGCAGAAAGTTTAGAAGATGTCTTAAAAGCCCCTCTAGCATATTTTCCAGCATATAGCACAGATATGATAATAACCGATATAACATACCAACACCCGATTTATAAAGATGATACACTTAGAGAAATGACAAAAGAAGAAAAAGTAAGAGCTGGGATAGATGTGCAGCTAGAAGATGGAGAAATTATAAAAGATAAGAAAATTATAATAGTGCCAAAACCACAAGGAAACTCAAAATATTTAAGTTGGAATAAGGAAAAAGGTTTGTGGTTGCTGGATAATGAGAGAGAATATCAAGATTATATGAATCTAATAGATGATTTAAAAGCTAAATCTTTGGAATATGGCTTTGATTACAAAGTTGATGGAAAAGAACATAGACAGAAATGCAGAGATAAGGATATAACTTTATTAGCTTCAAATGTTACTTTTATGTTAGCAGAAAAGACTGTTTATGGGAAAGAAAAGCCTATCACTTGGTATTTTGAAGATAATTTTGGAATAGAATTAGATTTAGAAAAATCTTTAGTGTTGGCTAGTTTTGGAAAAACTTTCACACAATCTGTCTATGATACAGAGCATTACTTTAAGACAAAAGTCAATCCAAAAGAGCTTACAAAAGCAGAGTTTGAAGCAAAAAGAAAAGAAATACACTCTAAACTTGCTACAAGCTAATTTAATAATTAAAGGTAGTTTAGTATAGCTGCCTTTTTTTAATACTTAAAAAACGGCAAATTATAAGGTCGGTTTAATAATTTTTTATGAAGGAGATGATGAATATGTTTGTTTTATCGCAAACAAGTTTGGAAAAGTTAAAAGGTGTGCATCCAAACCTGGTAAATTTTTTAAAGGAGTTAATCTTAATCTCTCCATACGATTTTAAGATTACAGCAGGGGTTAGAACAGCTGAGGAACAGAACAAGTTATACCAACAAGGAAGAACAACAAAAGGTATAAAAGTAACAAAGGTAGATGGATATAAACAAAAATCTAACCATCAGACAAAATTTGATGGTCTAGGTTATGCAGCAGATATTGGAGTTCTTGTAAAAGAAAATGTTAAGTTAAAAGTCAAGGAAAATGGAAAAGAAATAGAAAAAGAAGTTGAAAAATTAGTTTACAAAGGAAGTTGGAAAGATTTTCATTACTATCAAGACATCTATAATGTTGCAAAAGACAAAGGACTTTTAGAAAAATATGGAATTGAATGGGGTGGAAATTGTTGGAAATCATTTAAGGATGCTCCACACTGGCAAATAAAAGGAGCAGATAAGGTAGCTTTTAAATAATAAACAGTCTGGCCAGACAAAATTATTATAAAAATATTAAAGAATTTTAGGAGGTAAAAATGAAAGTTTTAATTAATCAAGTGGTAGGATATTTAGTAGGTTTTAATACAGAACAATGGATATGGATAGCAGTAGCAGGGCTAATTTTAGTCTATCTTATTTACAATAGAAAACAATATGTGAATGTATTTAGACAATCAGTAATTTTTGCAGAAGAAAGTTTTAATCACGGGGAAAACGGAAAGAAATTAGAGGCAGCAGTAAATTTTATATTATATAGAACTTCTAGTTTACCTTGGGTAGCAAGAATTATAATTATTAAATTTATCAGTAGAAAAAGAATGATTGATATTATAGAAAAGACATTACAAAAGTTTTCTGATATTTTTGCTAATGGATATAAAGTAGATATAAAAGGTAATGAAGATGGAGAAAACTAAATTAAAATTAGAGTTTATTTCAAATGGGAAAGCAGTTTTAATGCAAGATTATATTTATAGCATTAATGGGTATGATATAAAAGTTTTCAAAGGATTTGTAACGGATGGGGCATCAGTGCCTCATTCTTTGCAATGGCTATATAATCCTTATGGCAAATACATTAATGCAGCAGTTATACACGATTATTTATACTCTACATATAATAATACTGGAATTAATCGTACCTTAGCAGACAAGATATTTAGACACATTATGAAAGAAACAGGGGTTGATGATAGAACTGTAAGAAGATTTTATAATGCTGTTAAATATTTTGGGGAAACATCTTGGAAACCTAAGTTGCAGAATGAGGGATACAAAGATAGAGCTGTTATAGATAGGACCAAAGAAGCGAAAGAATATTATAATCATTGGTATAAAATGTTAGGAATTAGGTGATAATTATGGATGCTACATTATTACAATATGGAGCAATAGGAGCTATGCTTATATATTTCATCTGGAAAGATAAGAGTACTTTTGAAATGTATAAAAATACTATGCAAAGAATGGCTGATTTACTAGAAGCTATTCAAAAAGAGCAATCAGAATTAAAAAAAGATGTGGAGGAGATTAAAAAATTCATCAAGTAATGGGGTAGGATTTTGTCCTGCCCCTTCTTTTTTTGTTGCTTGAAAGTTTGGTTTTATCTAGGTTTAAAAAAATTAAAAAATATATTAAAAAAGTGTTGACATATGTAATTACATATGATATAATTAAGACATAGAAAGAAAGATAAAAATAAAATTTAAGGAGGAACCAAAATGACAGTAGAAAGATTAGAAAAATGGCTAAATAAAAGAGGATTTACTTTAAGTACAAAGGTTTATAGAAATAACATTAAATCTTATAAGTACACAGTAAAGGGAGAAGATCAAGAAGTTGTTGGGTATTTTAATAGTTTGGCAGAAATAAAAGAATTTATAGAATATAATAGATAAAAAAAGAGCCAAATTATCTGGCTCTAATAGAAAGAAAGATAATTCCTAAAATTTTTAGGAGTTACCCTTCTTCTATTATAACAGATAGGAGGAGTAATGGCAAGAAATGGATTTAGCTCGGAAGAGCAAAGAAAAGAAATTCAAGATAGATATGAGAAAACGGAAAAAGGGAAATTGGTAAGAGCTAGGACTAATGCTAAGAGCGGAGCCAAAAGGTTTATAGAAGAGTTTGCAGATAGTAAAGATTTAGAAATTTTAAAAAGTAAAATTAATAAAAAGTTAAGAAATGGAGGAAATATGAAAGTTTTATATGTAGCAAAAGGACAAGGAACAAACCCAGAAATATTAGAAAAATCTATAGACTATACAGATGAGATAGAAGAAATATTTTTAACTATACTAAATAAAGTTTTAAGAACTAAATTTAATCTTTCTAAAAAAGCTGTAATGGAGTATTTTGCAGCTGATGAAGATAACTTTACAGAAAAAGAATTAGAAAACTTAAAAGAAATCTGTAGAGAAAAAGATGGAACTTTAAATGGGAATATCTATCTCAATGGGATAGATAACAAGTACAATTTTGTTGACTGGTTTGAAGAAGATAGAGAGCTTATAGATGCCAGTCAATTAAGAGAAATACTTGGAACTTATGCAGAAGAAATAAAAAAAGTTCTAAGTCCAGAACAATTAGAACTTTTAGAGAATATAAAGAAATTTATAAATCCGATAGCAGATGCTGGATTTAAATTAAATATAAAAGATAAAAAATAAAGCAGGATTAATTCCTGCTTTTTATGTTACAACAAAATAACACCTAACATCAAAAAATTTAAAATAAAATTGTGGTGTCAGTAGTGGTGTTAATAGATTTTAATTTTTATAATTTTACAGTGGTTTAACATCCTAGAATTTTAAGTTTTTGTATACTAAACATTTCATAAAATGGTACTTTAAAATAAAATCTACTAAAAAATTTCAGAAAAATAAAAAATAAGTGAAATTACATTCTAAATTTTAGATAAAAAATCAAATAGAATGAGCCGAGCAAATCTCACTGTGTT